TCATTATATATTATAGTATATAATAAGATTTAATTTTAAACCAATTAAAAATATTAAAAAGGAACGATTGTCCACAAAGGCAATGAAAATATTTAGAAGAAAAGTGAAATTGTTTTTGGCGAGATATTAGTTATCTACATTGTGTTTTTTGCGATTTACTTTTTTTCTTTTTATTTTTGTTGCCTTTGTTGCCTTTGTGTCCCTTACAGATAATAACATTCAACAACACCGTCAGTGATAACCATTACCTTCATAAGTTCAATCCAGCAACGAGAAGTGTATGGTGCTTCAGTGGTCTTTAGATTCTGATATTTGTGGTGGAGTTCAAGACCACGACTATCAACACGCTCACCGTCATTGAGTTTGTATGCATTGTAGAAGAACTGTCCCGTCATTTCATTCTGTCCACTTACAGTGTATCCCTCGAACTTATTCGTTACAAGGGAATTACCCTGGCGAGAATACTGTGCCCGAGTTACATGAGGTGGAGCTCCCTCGGTGTCAGTAACACCGTGGAAATGAAGAGCAGTATTCGAGCGGTCAAGTGGATATAGAAACTCGTCATTCTTTTTGACATTAGCTACAAGTTGACCATATGTTCGGGCAGCACTCATTTCGGGGGCAATCGCACGATAGTCATTTAATAGACCCTTAGCATTTGAAGTACCTGAAGCACTAAAGAACTCAGACATTTTATCAGAAGTAACACCCACTATCATGGAATCAACTACACGACCAGCACCTCCAACATTTCTAATAACATTCTGAGCGTCAGCCTGAGTAGCAAGAGTGGTTCTCGTGAGGCGGGGCTCACTGAAACGGTGCTGGAACTCAGAGTTTTCTTTACGATAGGTCTCCATATCGTCTCCGTCAAGGAAAGTGTAGTCAGCAATCATACGGCATTCGTTTTGGTCAAGGGTGAAGGAGTGTCCACCATTATCCCCTGCTGCACTCAGACAGGCTCTCTTACCTACTGCGTCAGATAGAGTAAGTTCAATCTGAACCTGACCCTGAATCATAAAAAGTGGTAGACCCGGAAGACCCCTCAATACTGGTAGGAGGTCGTCTAAAGCAATTGAGAATACAGGTTGTTCTTTAAGTTTTTGGAAGGTATGAACCTTCATTTCAGTATTAGTTGCAGTTGCTTTATCAATAAACTCTTTTCCTAATTCAAATCCAATCTTCTCAGATACCATGGTATTGTCATTGTACACGACACCGCTGGACATAAGACGGGCGGTCTCAAACTGTTCACGCTCCTTGACTACTGACTGGTCAATAAACATAGACTTATATGCGTGGAGGTGATTCCAGTCCTGAACCTCACATATGGTTTTACCACCAATCTTAAGAGTAGCCCGTTCAACTATAGAGGCAACCCCCGTAAGTGCGGGATAAAATGCGTCGTGACTACCGTGCTCTTTAATGGAAAAGGTAATCTTAGATTTAGGGTTGAGAATACCTTTGTTTTGTAACTGGTATCTAATAAATGATTCAGTGAAAATTACAGGTTCAAGAATATCAGTATCTATGCGTTGTTCAGTGTTAGAGGGAATGACTCCGGGTTTTAGTGAATCAGGAAGTGACATATTATTATAAACTTAAAAATATAATAATTTTAATTAAAAAAGTAGAAAAAATAAGTGTGAAAAAAAGTATTTACGAAATAACTTCAATCTGTCCATTCTTAAATAGAACAGTGTTCTTAGAGTGAACATAAATGAAAGCACTGACGGGATTGTCGTCGTCAAGTTGAAGGTCAATCTGAGCTCCAAAGGTTTCCTGTGAAAAATCGCCTCCTGCGGTTGAACCTAAAATATCGTACGCAACTCCAATACCATATAGAGCACCTCCCTCAAGGACAGAGTTATCATTTGAAGTGTATCGTTTACCAGTGTTAGTAGGTGAGATAGAAGTGTGAGAAATCTTATTGAATGGAATGACAGCATTCATGAAATTACGGATTACCTGTGGGTCAACCTTTTTATTTGTTGAATCCTGTTTGAAAGCAGTATCAATATTGTAATCTAATGGATACCGTGCTCCACCCTTAGTAAATACAACCTGTTCAACATTCGCAAGAGCACCCGTAGAAGTAACAGGGATAATAGTCTGAAGAGAGTTCTCTTCAATGTTGTTCAGATATGCACTTGGGATAAAGTTCATAAATAGACTCTCAACCCGACTTAATCCTAATCCAAAATTAATATTAGCATTCGTAGAGTTAATAGTAGAATAATATCCAGCAATGGAGTTGTATTCAAAACCACCCATAGCCTCAACCTCAGACTGTTCCTCGGGTGTAGGAGAGTGAGTCTCACAAATCAACTTACATTCAGTTAATTCATAGAAAGCACCGTCAATACCCTTCTCAGCTGCGGTAGAGGCACTGGTGTTGAATAGCACCATTGAATCCGGTGCAAGATATAGATCTAACTGCAGGCCCCCAATTCCACTCTGTCTTGAAAGCGGAATAGCGGAAGTTCCTGAAAGCATACCTGTAGGAATATTTATAGCAAACTCGTTACAGTTTGTTCCTACACCTTCCTCAACGACAGAAAGTTTTTGACCATTGGTAGAAGGGAGAGATAGACCCGTTTCTCCAAAGTGCCCTATGAGTGACTGTTCACTTGAGGTTAATCCCATGTAAGTGGAATAGAACCTATTTGCGTGACGAATGTGTTCTATAGTTTGTTTTGAGGTAGCACTTGAAAGAACCACCTGGTCGAGTAAACCAAGTATTCCAAGGCGGGAATCCATAGCAAGTGGGTCAGCACCCGTAACTCTCTCACGAGCACCATTTTTGTAAACATGTAATTTACCACAGAATCGAACAGACTGAGGCATTAGAACCTCTTCTGATTCTGCAACAGTAAACGATATGACCGGTCGGCCGTCTCGATATGATTGGGAAGCATTTGAGTTCGCTGGTCGGATATCGAGGTAACGCTTTGACATTATATTTATAGTATTAAATATATAAATAAAATGGAAAGATAAAAATTAAAAAACATTATTTCAGTATTCTTTAGTATTCAACAGAAATGTTATCACCACGAATATTAATCCGTCTTAAATGGAAGACATAGTTATTCCATAACTTATTCTTAGTGGTAGCACTTCCATAGTTTACTTGAAGGGAGAAATCTTTATTGCGAGTATCATAGACACCCTTATTTAATGCGAGCGCACGGCACACTACGAAATTACTATTAAATGCGTGGAGAGACCGTGCGTTAATTTCTGCCTGTTGAAGAGCTTTGGTTGTCTCAATTAGAGGCTGTGCGTCTATACTTGTCTTAGAGCTCGTTTTTGCACAACGGACAGGGCGACTCGGTTGAAGGCGACCGTCATAGAGGAACTGAAAGTCCTGGATATTATCAGATATGCCTCGTAGACCAGCAGTAGATTCATTGAGGGTAATATCTTCAGAAGTATCAGCAGCAACAACGTAAGTACCCGAAGCACTGACACGGTCAGAGGCGGTATAGGCACTTGCGTCTGTTGGTTGACACACAATAGACTTAGCACGGGCATTCTGAAGAGGAAGTCTAATATTCGCAACAATGTCATTAACATTCTGAGAATATCTGTAATTCTGACAGGAGACGATATCTTGAGCAATAACACCACCGTTCATTTTCATGCCTTGTAACATATCAGATTCAAAAGCACTTCCAGGGTCTACCTCCTGAATAACCAGTTCAACATTCGATAGACTGTAGCTCGGGGTGTATGCTGCGTCCGAGGTTACTGACTCAGAAATTACACAACAGACTCCGCCTGGAGCAAGAGTAGTAGACTGAGAAGAAACTGCGTCTGCTGGGTTAAATACAATCTGTAAAAGACCAGCACCATTATTAGCAGTAGAACTTGCATTGATAGAAGCAATTATAAGTGGTTTATCTGTAGTCAATAGTGTTGCGTTGTCTTCAGAGACAATAGAAACTCGTTCACCAACAGAAAACGGGCACTGATAGGGTTCAGACTGAGAATTATCTATAGTAAGATAGATTTCAGCAATAGTATCACCGTCCGCAATCTGAGCTGCGTCAAGACCACCAGCGTCAATAACATTAGAACCACTGCGAGAATGGAATCTCGGGTTAAGGTTCAGGCGACGATTCCTCATAACAGAATCAAGTTGAGTAACACAACGACCAGAGTCCTCAAGGGTTATAACTACTTCAAGTCCCGTTAACATATTAGGGAAGATAGCTTCAGAACGGAAAATACCTGTTTCTAATGGTAGACATAATTTCGCAGTGTTGAAGGCCATTGCTTCAGTTTTGTCACCTGTGGTTGTAGCACTTGCAGCTCCGAGTGGGTCTTCAACAAAATAGGGATTCGTAAGGATATCAGCACTACTAGACTGAGTTGAACCACGAGTTCCACGGGTATACGGCACCCATACAGTAGCACCCTCAGTCATAGCCCGTTTCTTTTTCTCACTATCATTTGTATCAAAATCTCTCATAATAGAAACCATAGAATTATAGCCTTGAATCTCCTCAAGGAGTACAGAACCACCTTTTTCGGCTGAAGAATAGATTCGAATATCCTTGATTAAAATCTGGCCTCCCAGTTCAGAATCTAATTGAAGTTTAGTGGGAAGTGTTCCACCACTTAACTTAATATCTGCCTGGAGATAACATTCTTTAGGTTGAAAGAACTTTGTGGAAGGAGGAACTTTAATTCTAATCTCCTGACCACCTTCAAAACTTAAACCATTGAGGGCGGTGACCGCCTTCGAAGTTTGAATAATAGGGATAGTTGACTCCGCTTTCCAAAATGACTTAACGCTCATATTTTATAATATACTATTATAAAATAAAAATGAATAAAAAAAAATTATGAAAAAAGATATTTATTGAACTGCTCTTGCAACAGAGAATCCACCCTGACTCGCAGTAGTCAATCCCGATACAGCAGTTCTCCTTTGTGCTTCTAAATCTTTAGTTGCCTTTGTCGCCTCTTCCTTTGAAGCTTCAACCTTCTTCCCCGTTTCTACTTCAGATTCCTCAGCAGCAAGACCAGTTCCAACAGCACTCGCTGCCGCACCTCCCACCTGTAAAGCAAGACCAACGGGGGCAAGGGGGGTGAACTCAAGTATAGTTCCAAACAATTCTGCCCCAGCTCCACCAATCTCTAATGCCTGTGCCCACCCATGTTTACCATTTCTATAATCATTTATAGCGTCAGCAGCACTAATACCCGCACCCACAAGACCAGCACCTCTCGCAAGGACACCAGCACCTTTAGCAAGTAATTTTGCTGTTCCTTCTTCTCCCTCCTTCAATGCTGCTCTCGCAGCTGCACTACCACCAACTTTCGCAGCTGTAGCTCCAGCACCCTCACCACCAGCAGCAGCAGCTCCAGCAGCAGCTCTTGCTCCCGCTCTTGCTCCCGTTCTTGCTCCTTGTGCTCCTACCTCACCACCAGCCCCAGCAGGTCTCGCACCACGAGTCCACCCGCTAGTTCTATTTGATGCAAGGTCTTTTGCGGCCTGTGCCTCCTTCCTTGCTGTATTTGCTGCCCTTACCTTAGGTACTATTCTTTTTGTTTTTTCTAAAGCACCAACACCTACACCCGAAAGGGCAAGTGTAGACTTAATGCCCCTCTCAGCTTGGTCACCCTCTAACAATTCCTCCTGTTGTTTCTGAGTATCACCCGCAGCTTTAATATCTAAATCGAGAAGCTTGTTGTCTTCGTAAACCTGTGTGCTGTAGTTCTGTAGTCCGGCAAGAAACTCTGAGTCCTTAGAACGATTCGCATTCACAAACTCCATAATTTTATAATATTATATATATAATATTAATATATAGTAAATAAATAAATGATTTTATTCTATTTGTTCTTCTACCACATTCTCAGTAGGATAAATCTTCTCATTAAAATTAATCCATATCTCAGCGGGATTCTCAGTTAGCTTCAAGGTCATGAAGTCATATTTTTTTTTAGTCGCCTTGTTGTATTGTTCACGGAAGTTTTTATCACCACCAAACATACCGGAGTATTCGAGACTCAGTTTCTCAAGTTCAGCGTCATTTGTCAATTTTCCTATCAGCACCCAATTTGCATTGGCCCTAACCGTTGTGCTCGCTTTTTTGAATAGCTGGGTAGAGATAATTAGTAACTGAATATTCGAGTGTCGATAACGGCTACTAATGTTGTTTAAGGCCGTAGTCTTATCTCCAAGGCAATCGTCTAATACTAAACATACAGAAGGTTTATCGTCCCCATAACTATCTTGAGACTTTACCAAATCATGTATCATACGGTCTTCATAATGGTCTTCACAATCGAAGGCGGCCTTAAGGAATCTACTCGTTTGGTCATTATTAATTGTATTACTTATAATTTTTGTGTGGTCAAAGAAGTCCTGACC